CCAAAAGCCAAACCAGCTCCAGTTGCTCCACTATTTAATTCAATAGCGGGCATTACGACACCATTTTCATTAGTATATTTAGCTTGACGATAAACATAAGATAGAACTGTGCCTGTGGCTTTCCAAGTTTCTGTGAATTGATTAACTCCAATAGGATAGAATAATCCTTGAGGGATAGAGGAGGTATCAATGTCGGCTTCAATGTTCATTGTCGTAATATAATTTGTGCTAACCGTGGAAGAGTGTCTAATATAAACAATATTTCCTGTTAAATTTGATATATTACCACTTAATGTTTTATCTGCCCCTAAGGTAGTGTCTAAGTCTATCCAATTAATTAAGTCTGTTGAATATGCCATTGTTTGTGTTTCTGAACCGCCAACACCACCTGTAGTGTTAGCCACTTTCATCGACTTAATAGGGAAAATAGTATTTACCTTAAAAATTATATTAGTTCCAGATGTTAGAGCATATCTTCCTATAGCCGAAACTGTCATTAAGTTGCTTCCAGAAAAAGAATATACATTAGCACATCTTTCACCAGCGGTTGCATCTAAATCTGAAACTGAATAAAACCTATACTTCCCATTATCTAAATCAATAATAGCATTAGAAAGTAAGCCGTCTTTATCTGCTTTTAAGTCAGTCTTTATGCCGTTAGAGATAACAGTAAAGTTTTCTGATTTCTTGGCGTAGTTATGGATATAAGAAGCAGTTTCTAAATCATCAGTTGTGTTAGCTTTACAAGTTCCGTCTGCGACAGAAGAATATAAATGAAAATGTAAAGCACCAGAAGTCCAGATATTCGGCACATCAAAGTAATTAAAAGCACCCTCTGTTAAAGAAGCATTAGTTATCGTTTTAGAAGCTAAAATATTATTAGAAGCGTCGTGAACTACTAAAGTCCAATTGCCTGTTCCTTTTGCGACAACCCAAACCCCTATTCTTGTAGTGTATTTCTTAGTCGGAGTAAAAGTCTGAATATGCGTTGCTCCCTCATTTACTGCGTTTGTAAGGGCGTAGGTATTTGTATAAGCTCCTGTCGGGTCTAAAGACTGGTCAATGTTATCAGTTGAAGTAACAGCTTGTAAAACTGGTCTTATTTTTTCTGCTACCTTACCAGTAAAGGTGGTGTCGGTTACTACTTCTTCAAGTTGTAATTGGTCTATATAAATATTACTGGCGGTTGTGTCGTTTCCTAAAAATCTTGCTGAAGTATAATCTCCCGAAGCTGTGAAAACTGCTTCATAAACATTCCAACTACCAGCGGTGATAGTAAATGTTCCAAGCGTTTGACTTGTGCCATTGGCGTTTAATTTTATAGACTTAGCTACGGAAGCGTAACCCATAAATCTAACTTTGTATGTTTTTCCGTTTCCAATTAACCATTTATCTGTTAAATCAACATAATCAGCGGCAGTTGTTGTATAGGCTATCTTTAGACTTCTTAACCCCTTATAAACAATAGTTGTTTCATAAGAAGAAGTTGCTCCACTATCTGTTTTAGTATCGTCTATTTCAAACCCCCCATTAAATACCCCCCCTTTAGAAGCGGTAGAGATTTTAAGGTCGGTGGGTTTAGTATCTCCTTTTAATTCGCTTTTAAGAGCCTTTTTAGTAGTACCAGTAGCGGACATTGTTGTATCGCTAACATCAACAACAACAATTAAATCGTCATCATCAACTGGGCTAAGGCTTGTTAGGGCTGAAATCTTTTTATCTGCCATATAATTGAATTTTATTTATCATCATAAGTAAAAATTGAGGTTGTTTTATCGTCGTTACTGTTATAAGATTGGTCCAATATAATTTTACCACCATCTTCCAATAAAATAAACGAAATGAAATCCTCCTGTAATAAATAGCCTAGCCCGTCACCAAATACTAAACTAACATTTTGTTTAACTCTATATTTCTTGGGTATTCTGTCATCAAAGAATAATATATCGTGGTCATTTATTGAACTTATATCAACATAGCCAATACCTTTAGCCCTAAACATTATTGACCGCTTTCTAAACTTGGGAGTTTTAAGTTTAATCTCACAGAAATAAGGATAAACCGCAACATTATCATCTCCGCCAATTTGAGCTTCACCAATAAAATTAGCACCAATAGTTTGTGGACTTAAATAATCAACATAGTTACCGCTTCCCACAACTGTTCCAACCAGAGAAAATCCACCATTATCATAACTAACATAGACTTCATAAGACTGGTCTGGGTCAATAGTTCCCGTTAGTCTAAGTTTTTTCTCTTTCTTTAATCTTTCATTACCAAACATTTCTCCTCTACCAATCCATTCATTATCAATAGATAATCCTTCATCATCAAAACCATTAAATATCTGATAAACGCTATCTGTTAATGGACTACCAACATAAAGATTACCTTCGTGTTTGGCTGAACATAGGGCATTATACTTAACAACATCTACCGTTTTGCCAGTTATATTCAACATTAGTATTGTATCATTTTTTTGACTATCCTTCAAGCGACAATAAAGTAAAACATATCTTTCGTATATTTCAAAATAAGCATTGGTGTAGTCATAATCAGAAAATCTAAATTGGGGCATAATAACATAGGGTTCAATAGAGTCTCCAAGAGGATTTTTTTGTAATATAGTTAATTCGGGCTTATCGGGATTAACTGTATTTATAAAAATTATACCAGTGCCAGTAGAAATAGCCCCATTTTTAGAAGAAACTCCGATGTTTTTGCGATAAACTTCATTAGTGGCATTTTTGTCATCGGCATCAATAGATAACCTATAAACAGAGTTTTTCTTCATAGAATAATAAGCTCCGTCCTGTCCCACTAAAACAATCATTATTTTATCACCGCCCTCATCTTGGGGGAACTGAAAACCCTCACCGGGAACTCGTGTAGCAGATTTAGAAAAATCAGCCACCCCCTTGTTGGTTGAGTCTTCCCATTGATAATTAGCTAAAATATCACTGGTAGTAACCGCACTGAATGTAACAGAATAAGCTCCAGTAGCATAGTTAATTGTTCCCGTTCCCCCCTTATTAGATGTTAGAGTTCCATCGTAATTATCAGTAAAAGTCTCGGTTGTGGTAGTTGTTCCTGTAATAGAAATACCAAAACAATTTCTGGTAGAACCGCCAGCCTTAAAAGCCAAAGTTCCTGTATAGGTTTGTGAACCGCTAGCACCTAGATTTTCATTAGCAACAGAAGTATAAACAGTGCTATCCTGTCTATCTATCCAACTGCCATATAATCCAGTAGGGTCTTTTTTGTTACCATCGTCTCTATCCCATAAAAGCATTCTCCCTCTATCAATAAGTATTTTTCCGTGAAAATTTTTGGCTGAATTATAAATGTTAATTGGACTAGCGGGATTAGCATTGTTTATTTTCCAAAAGCCGTCAGTGCTGTTGATAAAGGTAAAAGTTCCAGCCAAAGATGAATAATTAGCAAAAGAAACATCAACATCATTTAATCCAGTTAAAACATCTGTCCAAGTATCACCAGCTAGATATTGTATTTTGTTAGTTATTTTGCGATATAAAACGGCTTCTCCATTAACCTTATAGCTATACCACAAAGCAGAGCAGCTTCCAACACCACCTTCAACACCAATAATCTTTCTACCACCGATAAGTTTAATTTTGCCGTCTTGGGTAACCCAATTATAAGAACTATGGGCGGCATCTTTACTGATATTTTCGTCGTCTAATAGATTGTGAACACCAGATAAAAACATTTCTATTGTGCTGTCCATAATTTCTAATTATTAAGTAATTGTGCGTTCCAATAAGCCATATTGGCAAGATAATTATTAAATCTTTCTTTATTTTCTGCGGAATAACTTCTGGCTTTATCAAACTGCTGAATAATATAATCTTCTGAAGCCATTCCGTGATAAATTGCTGGGTGAAAATCTTCGGGGAATATCGGGCTGGTAGTGGTGGTTATATCGGCTGGTCTATAAATATAATCAGCACTTACCATCTGTCCACTGGCAGGAGTATCACTAAAATATAATCGGTTATTGGCTAGGTCAACATAAGCATAGCCAGAACTATTAAGATATTTTCTTCTATCAGACCAATTAACTAGTTTGTATTCGGTATTACCAACTAAAATAATTTTAGGAGCTTGATTGCCCTGATATTCAACATTATTTTCGGTATAATTCCCATTAGCAATAAAATAAGCAAAATCAGCTGGCAGGGTAACATAATTTAATCCAGTTGTGATGGTAGAAAACTCTTTTTTAAGAAATTCCCACGACCTAGAATTAAGTATTTGCCGATATATTTTGTTTAATAAATCAAGCTCCTCAGAAGAGGATAGCTCAGTGCCGTCATCAACATAAAGCTCAAATCTATCTATAATTTCTTGCCCAGTCATATTATTTTAATTTATTTTTAATAAACTTATAAAACTGGGCAATCGGTGGAAATAAACAACTGCCAATAATTACGACAAAGCTTATTATGACCTTAATAGCCCATAAAAACACTGCCAGTAGTATAATTTCTCCAATAATGTTAATCATATTTTTAATTCTTATCACTGCCCACCAGAATTGATGGGCAGGGGAAGAACTGATTAAGCAGCAATCTTTAAGTCAAGGAACTTTTTAGCACCATCAGCATAGGTCTTAATACCAGCCAAGTAGCTAGTAAAGACATTAGTTCCACGGCGGTCAGCAGTAGGACGCATATCAACCTCTTTCATATCTTGAACCACAACATCAATACCACCTTTCTTGCCATAATAAGCGTGAACATAAGGAGTTGTCCAGCCATCACCAGTAGCAGTTAAAGTTTTGGCAACAGTAATACGACCAGAACCAATACCAACTATATTTAGAGTATCAGCAGTATCATTATTAGTAGCAATAAAGCGATATTCATCGGTAAATAAGTTTTGGTTCGCAGTGCTTAAAGCAACTTGAGTGGCAGAAGTAGTGCCAGGATTGTTGATTAAACCAGCTAAGTTAGCACGAGTAGTATCTACATCAGCACCGATTAAAACATTACCAGCAGTTGTGCCAATTGAGCTAACGAAAGTGATAGTAACACCATTGATAGTCAAAGTATCACCGTTGGTTGGTTTAGTAGCTAGATTTAAGGTAACTTCACCGGTTAGATTTTCACTGACATAAACCTCAGCTTGAGAAATGCTTCCAGCATAACCATTTTTCCATACCGACTCAACAATGTTGAACTGTTTAGCCAATAAGAATTGTTCCATATCAGATAGGGCATAGGAATCAACGACCATACACATATTAGACAAGGTTTGATGAGTGCCTTTTCTTAATTTGGCTGGCATACGAGTAACCATTTGAGGAACAGTGGTAGAGCTTAGGGTAATAGGAACTCCAGTAGAAGCTAGGGTTGTTAAATCACCAGTATCAAAGGTTTGGTAGGCATTCTTGGTTTCGTATAAAATACGAGCATCTAGGTCAGCGGCAACCTTAATGGCAATTTGACCACCAATAACTTCACCCGGATTTAATGGACCGGCTTGTTTCACTTCACCATCAGAAATGTGGAATACGGCTTCCTTTTCTAGGTTAATGACAAGCAGTTCACTAGTATCGGTAATACTATCAATAGTTGAAGCATTGCCACGAGTAACGGAGCGAACACGCACACCAGAAATGTCGTAAGCAACCCGCTCAACACTTTCCCCATATTTTAGCACGGGCTCAAAGCGTAGATTAGCAATTTTTTTGCCGACCAACACCTTCTGGAAGACCTCTTCATAAGCGTTGTCAAACTGGGGCTTGAAATCTGTTAGACTCATAAAATTAAATTAAATTAAGTGAATAAAGCCCCGCAATTAGTTGTTACTAGAGACCAATTCTATTCTGTAGATTTTCGTTATACTTTTTCCTAAGAACTGGATTAGACATAACTTCCTTGAAATAATCAGGGTTGTTTATCTTAGAATAATCAATCTCAGTAATTTCGTCTTTACTTCCCCCAGGAGTTGAGGTTTCAAGAGTCTTTTTTCCTGTTGCGAGGTGTCCGTAAGCTTCCTCTATAATCTTCGTAAATGTTTTGTGAGCATTACGAGGGTCTAGAGAGAGAGATTTAATGACATCTTTATTGACAATATCCTTATATTCAGGCATAGCTTCCATTGCCTTTTCAAAATGGACATTAAAAGCTTCATCAATCTTTTTGGCATTTTCAGCTTCCTGAATAGGTTGTATTGCCGATAAAACTTCGTCTTCAACCTCTTTTTTGGTCTTTGCCCTAACGGCATTAGCAAAATCCTCTAAAAAAGATTCATCTACATCGTGCCTTTGAGCAATTTCCCTTAAATCTGCTGAGACTTCTCGTTCACTAGAACCAGCCTCAATAGATTTTTGTAATTCTTTCATTTGCCTAGTCAATTCTTTGTTTTCACGCTTCATTGCTAGGTAGGTTGAAAGAGGAACTGATTTCTCCTGAACAGTTTCAGTTCCCAAAGCTGCACCGATAGTTTCTTCACCATTGTTATTATTTTCCTCTGGTGTTTTAACTTCGGTTTCTAACGGTGTTTTTAACTCCTCCGCAGGAGCACTAATGGTTTTTTCTTCCATAGTTTAATCTATTTAACGACTAGACCCGTCGGGGTTTTATTCCTCCTCCCAGAAGGTTAACTGTAACATTTACAGCTTTGAGAGCTAGTTAAAGCCCTCCCTAGCTATAAACCTTGCTGTTTTTCTTTTAGGGCTTCAACCGCTAATTCTTTATTCTTTTTGGCTCTATCTATTACCCGATACAGATTTAACTTGGCTTCCAGTCTAGCAATAGTAGTAATTAACTCAATATGACTGGCACTTTTGTAGCTTGATAATAAAACATCAATAGCAGAAGAAATGTCATTAAGTAAGGTTTCTTTCAAAATCTTACCACCATCAGAGTCAGATAGGGCGTCTATACTAGCATACTTTTTAATGTCCTCTTTTATTTCTTTTTCATCAATGTTTAACATATTTATTTTTTTTCTTTTAGGGCAATACCAGTTTGTTTTTCAATTTCAAACAATTCGTCATCGTATTCTTTAATGGCTTGGGTATATTCCTCTAAATCTTTTTGAATTTTTTTAATTAAAGTTTCGGCTTCCACTGCCATAAATATAGCTAATTTCTCTTTTTCGTCAGTAATTTTATTAACAATAGGATTGTGTTCAACTATATTAGATAATTTGGCTTTTTCGTAAGATAATTTGGACTTTAACTCTTTTTGAACCTTTTTTAAGTTGTTATAATGTTCGGCTACCTGTTCCATAGTAAAATCAATAGTAACACCGCTCTTTCTAATTTGCGACTTTTGATTATCGGTAGCTTCTTTAATAATTTGATACTTATAGTTCATAAGGTTGTTGTAACGGCTGACCAGCTTCGGCAGTTAATTCACCATTGGTATTACTAGTAGGAACATTTGCCGTTGTTTGGTTGTCCGTTTGGTTAATAATAAAATTATTTAATGCCCTAGCTTCATTTTTCATTATAATTGGCGTTAAACTCATAACATATTGTGTTAATGCCCTAAACTGCTCCGTAGAAATATCTTCTTCGTGGTCGTTAATATAATCAACCACTCTTTGCTTATAGGCATTATTGGCAATCCTATTGGGCTTAATAGTTTCTCCGTCAAGTATTCGCTCTATATCTCTCTCTGCTTCACTCATCAACTCACTATTGCCATAATCTGTTTTATCTAATAAGTCTTTAATTTCGTCCTCGTTAAAGCCAACTATTTTAGCCTGCATTTCAAAAACTTTTTTAGGATTACATTGTTGATTGATAGCTTGCATAGATAAAAATGATAATTTAGCTTTTTGGTCTTGAATTGAGGTCATATTCTCGGCATCAGAAGTCTGAACTAGCACACCAAACTCATTATCTTTTTTACTGCGGAAGATGTCTCGTTTAGTTACCTCTACGACTTCTACCCCATTAGGACCAATCATATCTACTGCCATTTTCTTATTCAAGTGCTCTCTGACGCCCCACTCATATAATTTAGCAAATCTTTTATAGCCAAAAGAATAAGATTTGTTAAGTAAGTTGAACCTATCGGCAACAGCAGCCTGATTACCCTCATAAATACCAACCTTACCATTTTCATCACTCATACCTTTTGAGCCGTCAGTAACACCAGAAACTCTTTGCTGAATACTTTCAAGGATATTAAATACCTGAATAGGGGTGTTAATGCTGGGAACAGCTAGGGTCTGAATTGTTTTATTTATATCAAAATCTCCCTTGAAATAAATATAACCATCACGCCTATATTTCAATGTTGCCATATCAGAGATTGCTTCAACATTAACAGCTTTCATCGGTTTATTTATGGCTTCGGCATTGTCTAGCATTTGATTGATGCTTACATCTTGAGCCATAAATATCTCTCGGACATAATCACAATAACTCGGAGTCCAAAACTCTGTTAAATCAGGAAAAGCCGCCCAAGTCCACACTGGATACATATTACTAGCAAATATGTCAGATAGCTTTTCGCAGCGAATTACATCCCCACTATCGGTCATCAATAAATAATATCTTTCACCTTCATAAGTGGTGAACCACTCCCAAAACTTATATACATTAGGTTGAATAGTTTGTTTCTGTCCGATTGTATTTTGCCCGTAACTTCTTGATGTTTTATTAGTATCTTCTGGGGCGGTATCATTAACATTTCCACCCGATAAGAGAAGATTACTCACTGCCGTTTTATAATATAATCCTTCCTTGACTCCGGCTTTTAGTTCTCTGGCTGTTTTTAGGATATTATATCTCCCGAGATTAAGAGCTTTTTCAATATCTAGACCACCACACAATGGGTCAATTAAAAAGTCATATACATCACAATTTTCTAGGTTGGATTGATATGTTCCCTTATCGGAAGAGGCAGAATAAAAATAAATAGCCCGCCCGTATATAATAGCTTGCTTTTTGCCAGCTAAATCTTTAATGTCCCAATCGTCCCTTAATGAGTCAACCTGTCGTAAAGCATTTAGCATTTCTACCCTCTTTAACTGACTTTCTTTTCTTTTTATAAACTTAAAAATTAAGGGAGTGTCTATTTTTGACATTAAAGTGTGAACAAACTCCTGCATCCTAGATAAAGCTACATTAGACCTAGACTCAACTGGGGCTATCTTTTTTCCATAATACATATCCTCATTAGCGTGCCAATGAGAAATTTTACCTTGTTTGTATATTCTGGCAGCTTGTATTTCGTTTAGAGCTTGGGCTGCTATTTTATCAGCGACTTGTTTATTTATCATATTTTTTAACATCCTATTTCAGGATATAATAGTTTTTCTTCTTCGGGAATATAATAATTTATTTTTTTAACTTCGGCATAGTCTTTCATCTGCCAAGCTATTGCTGTTGCCATCAATAAGTCAAAGTGTCTGGTGCTTAATCTTGGGTCTGGTTCGTTGTCTATTACATCGTTTCTGGTGTAACTCATACACTCTTTTATTATACTATAATCTGATAATTCCAACAAGCCATCGTTACAAGCCTTTACTAGGGCAAATATCATTTTTGGTTTTGTGGCGGCATTAGTATTCCAACCATATTCGGTTGGTTGAGCGGTCTGGTCTATCCTAGTGTCAGTCTTGGGGGTTTTGAACAATTTAACTCCTAATTGTTTTGCACGGGCAATAGTAGCATAGCCGTGATTATTTTTTTCAATAGCGCACAATGGTTCACCAAAATACTCTCCTTCTCTTTTAATCTCATCAGCAAAAACATCTGGTTTAACATTATTATTGGCAAAAGTAGCAACTACCCTAGCTGGAATAGTATCAAAATCAATAAATACAGAAGTTGAACTATCTAATCCTACCCCACCAGAAACATCGTGTCCACTAGCATATCTATGACTAGGGTTATATTCATAAAAAATCTTAAATCCCGCTATTTCTTTAATTGGTTCTTTGACTTTTTGTTTTTCAAGTGCTTCTCTGTCAAAAATAACATCTTTACTTGCACTAGGTCTGCACATCCTTTCCCCCTCAAAATCGTCATCGTCTTTTTTCATCTGCTCAATATCTTCTCGAGTGTATCTGTCAGCCCAAGCTATAACACCTTTTTCGTCAATAATGGGGATAATATCAACTATATTTTGGTCAGAAGATTTTTCAACTAGGCGATGAACATTTCCTAATTCGGAGATATAATTACAAGTAACGATATAAGAGCCATTTATGGATAAACCAGTTCTAGCTTCTTCCATATTATCCCAGATAGCTTTGGTTATGACGGCACTTCTTAATGTTTTACGGCTTTCAATATCCTCAAACCAGATTAAGTCAGGTCTAGCATTTTCTTGAATTGAGCCCCGTTGTTCAGTGCCAACTGTATCAGCTAATACTTTTATTCCAGTAGAAGTTGTAAAAGAACTCATTCTTTCTTCTCTTTTTTTATTAGTTTTTTCAAAAATTTCGGGATATAATCTAATAATTTTCGGGTCAATAAGTATATTATATAGGTCGGTTACAACCTGTGCTGAATTAGTAAAGTCCGATGATAAAACTTTTATATACTTCCTAAAATGGTCTAGGTCGTTGGCAAGGGCAAAACCAATAAATAGTTTAGTTCTGGCAGATTTAGCCCCTCCTCTAAAAGTTATATTGGTGTAAGACCTAATTTGCCCACGATAAGCTTTGATGTTATTTCCATCCATCGTTTTGTGATAGGGTGCGTCTTTACTGGAAAAATACTGGGGGAAAAAATATCTAGACCACAAATTAAACTTGAATGCTATGGCTTCATTGCTGTCGGTCTGGTCAAAAGAAAATAATGCTTTTTTTGCTTTTAAGTCATTGCCATTTAAGATTTGCTGGATTTTATTATTAGTTTTCTCCATTAAGATATTCTTCTATTATATTGTTAATTTTTGACTTTTCTTCGGGGGTTATAATAAGAGCTTCTCCATCTTTACCTGTTAGTTCTTGTCTCTCGCTATAAATGTCTCTACCTAATGTTTTAGCTAAAAACTTTGCAGTGTCTTGCTTTATTTTTACCAACTGAGGGTCGTTATTAGTAACTACTTTATTGCCCTTAATGGTAGAAGTTTTTGTTTCCATTTCTATCATTTCTTTAAGAACTTTTTCGGCTTTCTCTAATAAATTCAGTCTTCTTAATTTTTCTTGAAACCAATTAAGGGTGGTAATGACCGCTGCGGTATTTTCTTCATAACCAGCTTGAAGAGCGGAACGATAAGCATTACTGAAGGTTGGTGAGTTGGGGTCAATGTATAAGTCCCAGCACATTTTTTGACGTGGGTCTAATTTCCACTGATTTGCTTTGTTGGGGTTAGTAGTTGCCATTTTATTTTTTATTTTTCTTTTTTGATTTGCCTGTTGGCTTAAATCCGTGCTCTATTGCTTCCAAAACCCTTAAATACTTTTTAGGGTTTTTAGAGCGTCCCACTACTTTGCCAGTAGAGGTTTTTATCAAAGCCTTTAATAGTTTATCGGTTAAAAAGCCTAAACAATTCGCCGTTTTAATATCTAACTCCCCGCTTCTTACTCGGTTAATTGTATCTACTATCAATAAAA